ACATGATCTGGATAAGCTCGACATGTTTGTGAAAGGCATGGCAGACATCGTACCGCCAGACCTATTGGCTCAGTACGTGAACTTCCCTGACTACATGACCCGCCGAGCAACTGCCCTGGGGATTAAGACCGATGGGTTGATCAAGACCCAAGAGCAAGTCCAACAGGAACAGATGGCTCAACAGCAAGGCCAACAGCAAGCAATGATGCAGCAACAGATGGCGCAGTCTGGCGGCAAGGTCGCCGAGAAGATGGCACCACAAGGCCCAACAATGGAGGCTCCCCCTAGTGAGTGAAGAAATGAAACAGGAAGTCCGAAAGAAGTCTTCTAAGGCTCCTAAGGAACCAACCCAAAAGCCGGTAGAGACGTCGGTCAAACGCACAGACGGCAAGACTCTCCGGAAGATGCCCTCCGGTGCAACCGCACTGGTCTAACAAGGAGGCGAGATAGACATGGTACAAGCTGTAAACACAGGTGCAAATGTGGATCACGAACATACCGAAGCACCCGAAGGCCACGATCAGGCCATGGCAGATAAGTTTGATGCTGCCCAGGAGAAAGCCGTAAACCCGACAGGCCAACCTGCGGAACCGGAAACTCAGGAGAACCCTGAAGATGAGCTTATCCTCGGCAAGTTCAAGTCTCAAGACGAACTGGCAGAAGCCTATCGTAACCTGGAGTCCAAGCTTTCCGGTGGTAAACAGGACGATGAAGCGCAGGAATCATCTGAGGGTTCTCAAGAAGAAATCGATGAGGCTGCGAAGGAAGCCGTAGACCGCGCGGAAGGTGTGGATATGGAATCCCTGAGTGCCGAATACTTTGAGAAGGGCGCTCTGGCTGATGAAAGCTACGAGGCTCTGGAGAAGGCCGGTATCCCTCGGAGCATGGTTGATCAGTTCATTGAAGGCCAAGAAGCTCGAGCCTCTCAGATGGGCGCTGAGATCATGGGCCAAGTCGGTGGTGAAGAAGCCTTCGGTGACATGGTTGAGTGGGCCTCCGCGAATCTGGATGGTGCCTTCCTTGATCAGTACAACGCCGAAGTTGAATCAGGTGATCCCCGCCGGATGGAACAGGCCGTCAAAGCTGTTGCCTATGAGTACGGCCAAGCCCGACCCAAAGAGCCAAGCCTGATGGGCGGTCAAGGCAATAGCAACGGCAGCACCAGTGGATACCAATCGATGGCCCAGGTGACTGCGGCCATGTCTGACCCACGCTACCAGAAAGACCCTGCATATCGAGCAGAAGTCGAACAGAAGCTGGCAGCGTCCAACGTCCTGTAAGGCGATCTTATGAATAAAAACACAGTAACCCGAGAAACCCTAGAAGATATGATCGTGACAACACGCTTCATTGTTGATGGGACATTAACTATCGCTATTCTAACATTAACGAATGGCTTTAAGGTGGTGGGTAAGAGCGCGTGTGTTGATGCCTGTAACTTTGATAAGCGAACTGGTGAGGTTTACGCCGAAGCAGATGCAATAGAACAAATGTGGCTTCTTGCAGGATTTGCATTAGCAGGAAGTCTAACAAAGAATTAGGAGATCTTATGGCCGTCGGCACAGCAGCTCTTGTCGGGGGTCTGTTTGACATCGGTGGGAAAGTAATCGACCGCATGTTTCCAGACCCTGAAGAGAAGGCACGAGCCAAGCAGGAACTCACGAAGCTTGAACAGGAAGGTGAGCTTGAACAGATGTCTGTCAGGCTCTCCGCGATTCTGGCTGAAGCTAAGAGCGATGACCCTTGGACTTCCCGAGCGCGTCCATCGTTCATGTACGTATTCTATCTGGTGATCCTCTCACTGGTTATCGTTGCTCCATTAGTTGGTGTGGCCTATCCAGAACAGATGATACTCTTCTTCGATAATGTCTCAAAGGGATTCACAGCGATCCCGGAGGAACTGTGGGCAACATTCACCGCAGGTTACCTTGGGTATGGCGCTATGAGGTCTTACGACAAGAAGAAGGCTGGGGGTAGATAGCAATACCCCACACCTAAGGAAGGACTAAAGGTTCTTCTATTCGCTCTATCTCTCCTCTCTCTCTTAGTTACATCCCTCCCCCTCTGCCTCCCCCGCTTGAGGTACGTGGAGGTTCTTACCTCTCGATGTGAATGGCGTACAGCTCGCACTGGCAGCAAGGCCGGTGAGCAATTCGTAACCCTACAGAATCTTCCGCTTAGAACCTTGGCCCGATGAGTCGGATAACCAAGCGTGACCGTGTGATGAATGACTGTTCGGAGGACCGAAGGAAGCAACTACTCCACGCAATCTTTCACATGAGGTAATTTACCATGGCTGATGCAATTGTATCTCGCTTAGGTCAAGTCAATGGCGCGGGTGATACCGATGCGCTGTTTCTAAAAGTATTCTCCGGTGAGGTTCTGACCTCATTTGAACAAAACACTGTGATGATGGACAAGCATCAAGTCCGTACCATCACCAACGGTAAGTCTGCATCGTTCCCTGTTCTGGGCCGAGCGGAAGCTGAGTACCACACTCCTGGCGCTCAGATCACTGGTGGTAAGCTGAAACACGCTGAGCGAGTGATCTCTATTGATGACTTGCTGATCTCTCCGCAGTTCATTGCAAACATCGATGAAGCCAAGAACCACTACGATGTGCGTTCGGTTTACTCCGGTGAGATGGGCCGTAAGCTGGGTCAGACTCTGGATAAGCATTTGCTTCAGTTGGGCTGCTTGGCGGCTCGGGAAGCGAAGACTATCGATGACGCTGATCAGTTCGGCGGCACTGAGATTTACACTGGTGCAGCCACAGTCCCGTCCGGTGATGATCTTGCCGATATGGCATTCGATGCCGCACAGATCTTCGATGAGAAAGACGTAGCAGATGACGATCAGCGTTACCTGTTCGTGCGTCCTCAAGAGTTCTATGCAATGGCGCGTTCCACCAAGATCTTGAACCGTGATTGGGGCGGTGAAGGTTCCTATGCAGGTGGCAATGTCATCCGCGTAGCTGGCCTGACTATCGTGAAGACCAACAACCTGCCGAGCGGCAACATCGCTTCCGGTACTGTAGCTGCTGGCACTAACGCTAAGTATGCCGGTGACTTCACTAGCACTGTCGGCCTGATGATGCACCCGTCTGCCATCGGCACCGTGAAGCTGTTGGATCTTGGCATGGAGTCTGAGTACCAGATCTCTCGTCAAGGCACCTTGATGGTAGCCAAGTATGCCCTGGGTTCAGGCATCCTGCGTCCAGAATCAGCCATCGAGCTGAAGACCGGCACCGGCTAATCATCCAGTAGAACAAACTTAAACTCCAATCAAGGGGGGAGGTCTAATCGGCCTTCCTCCTTTTTTTGCTTAAAACTTGACATTAGGTGTTTTTATGCTTTCAGCAACCACAGAGCTAGAAGCTGTTAACTCCATGCTGACAACTATCGGTGAAGCGCCTGTCTCCTCGCTTGAGAATAACGGGATCGCGGATGCGGCCATTGCCTTCCAGATCCTCCAAGAGACAAGCCGTGAGGTTCAGGCCCGAGGCTGGCACTTCAACACTGAGATTGAATTTCCTCTATCCCCAACATTCCCTGAGAAGACAATCGTTCTTCCACAGAATGTCCTGGAGGTAGACACAGTAGGAGTTGATGGTCATATCGAAGCGGTTCAGCGGGGTAACCGGCTGTATAACCGTAAGGAAAACACATACAAGTTTGATCGGACTGTCAAGGTAGACATGATCATTCAGCTTCCATTTGAGGATCTACCAGAATATGCCAAAGGGTATATCGCAGTGAGGGCTGCACGGATCTTCCAGCGGAGAGTCGTTGGCTCTGCCGAACTGGACAGCTACACGGCTCAACATGAAGTCCGGATGCTTGTTCACCTGGAGAATGCCGAGGCCCGAACAGCGGATCTCAATGTGTTCAATGGTAACGAATCAATCCTGAGGGTATTAAATCGATGAGCCTGATCACAGCCAGTATTCCTAACTTGGTGAATGGCGTAAGTCAGCAGCCACAGACTCTCCGGCTGGCTTCTCAAGGTGAAATACAAGAGAACTGCCTGTCGTCCATCTCGGAGGGTCTGAAGAAACGCCCAGCTATGCGCCACGTAGCCAAGATGTTGGACACTAAGATTGGCGATGCGTTTGTTCATGTGATCAACAGGGACAAGACTGAGCGTTATATTGTAACAGTTTACAACGGTGATATCCGTGTGTTTGACATTGAAGGCTATGAGATGGTCGTCAATAAGCCAGACGGGGTTGGATACCTTTCAGTCAGTTCACCGGCTGAACAGTTCGACACTATCACGGTGGCTGATTACACCTTCATCGTGAACAAGGAGATGATCACAGAGCAAGCCCCTGAGACTATCGCTGCAAGACCGGCTGAAGCCATGATCTGGATTAAGCAGGGTGCCTATGGTGCAACCTATACGGCCTCGATCAATGGAGTCTCAGTGTCTTACACAACGCCAGATGGTAGCGACTCCATACACTCTACCAAGATAGCGACTGACTACATTGCCACTCAGCTAAAGGCTAAGCTTGACACAGCTCTCAGTGGGATAACCTCAGATCTCGTAGGGTCGGTCATTTACTTCAACAACCCTACCGGTGCCTGTGAGCCTAAGTCTAACGACTCCCTGGGTAACACAGCGATCCAAGCGATTGGCCGAAAGGTTCAGAGATTTGGTGATCTGCCATCTAACGCTTATCCAGGGTTTGAAGTTGAGGTCAGTGGTGACCAGTCTTCACAGTTTGATAACTACTACGTCCAGTATTCAGACGGTGTGTGGACAGAAACTATCAAGCAGGAGCAGCCCTATAAGCTTGCTGCCAGTACGATGCCTCACGCTCTCATCCGAGCGGCCAACGGTGAGTTCACCTTCAGAGAAATCGATTGGACAGGCCGGAAGGTAGGTGATACTGACTCCAACCCTTTCCCTTCGTTCATTGGTACGTCCCTGAGCGGGGTGTTCTTCCATCGGAATAGGCTCGGGGTGATTGCCGGTGAAAACACGGTGATGTCCAAAGCCACGGACTTCTTCAACTTCTTCCGAGGTACAGCCACACAGGTTCTGGATGATGACCCGATTGATGTCGGGGTGTCCCACGTTAAGGTTTCAATCCTGCGTCACGCCATCCCCTTCAATGAGACTCTCCTACTGTTCTCTGATCAGACTCAGTTCCAGCTTGGACGTTCAACTGTCCTGACTCCGGATACCGTATCGATCAACCAGACGACTGAGTATGAGGCTTCCCTCATGGCTAAACCTGGGGCTGCAGGTAGATTCGTCTACTTCATGGTCAACAGGGGTGGCTACTCAGGTGTGATGGAATACTTCGTTGACCGGAACACTGAGGTTCAGGAAGCTGCAGATGTAACAGGCCATGTCCCGAAGTACATCCCAGGTGATGTCTTTAAGATTGCGGCCAGCTCCAACGAGGATGCTCTGGTACTGCTCAGCTTCCAAGAACAGAACGCTGCTTACGTCTACCGGTACTACTGGTCAGGCGATGAGAAGATCCAAGCGGCATGGTCGAAGTGGACAATCCCCGAGGGAGAACGAATCCTTAACTGTGAGTTTATCGAGTCAGACCTGTACTTGGTGATTGAACGGGATGATGGGGTTTACCTTGAAGTTGTCTCACTGGAGCCTGGATATAAGTCATGGGGAATGCCCTGTGCTGTCCATCTGGATCGGCTGATCAGTGAGACCAGGGTGACTAACCCTACGTTCAACGGTTCAGATACCTCACTCTCCCTGCCTTATAAAGTGAGCGAGGGTCAGGATGTGACTCTGGTTATCGTGGGTGAGGGCGGTCAGTTCAAGAAAGGCGTGGCGATGACTCCTGAGATTGACAACACAGGGGCAACCACTCGACTCACCTTCCGGAATAGAGACATCCGTGATGAATACTTTGTCATTGGCACGAACTATGCAGCGAAGTACCGGATGTCCCGACTG